AGTTAGTTCAGGTAGCGTTAAAAGAGGGTTGTGACGCTGTTCTGTTCATTGATAGCGATATGCGTTTCCCTCCTGATCTGATAACAATTATGTTATCTCGTGAAGTTGGGATTCTCGGTGTCAATGCAGTCACAAGACGTAAGCCATGTATGCCTACGACTAAGTTGTTGATTAAGTCGGAAGATGAGAAAGGTATTCGCCATCATTGGTCTAATGTCGATTCTCGTGGTAAAGAAGGTATTGAGAAGGTTACTGCTGTTGGTTTTGGGGCGGTAATGATTCGCAAGGAAGTGTTTGAGAAGGTTCCACAGGCTTGGTTTGATGCAGGATGGGGGCCAACTGGCGTAGTAGGTGAGGACGTTCATTTCTGTGTTAAGGCTGGCGATAATGGCTTTGATACTTACGTGGATCACGAGCTGTCTATGCATATCAAACACATTGGTACTTATGAGTATGGTTGGGATGATTTCGATCAACTAGAGGAATAATATGTCGTTTTCTACATACAGTGAATTAAAAACTACTATTGCTAGTTATTTAGCTCGCAGTGATCTAACGGCTATGATTCCTACGTTTATTCAGTTAGCTGAATTACGTTTGCGTAGAGAGCTTAGAACTCGTCAAATGTTGGTTGTTGCTACTGCTTCAACTACTGGTGGTGATTCTACAGTTGGGCTTCCTACTGATTTCTTGGCGATGCGTGATATTCACGTTAATACGAATCCGATTACTACTCTAGCGTATGCAGCTCCTAATGCTTTCTACAATTCTTATAGAGCTACTGAGTCTGGTAAGCCTACTGAATATACCGTCTTAGCGACTGAACTACAGCTATCTCCAATTCCTGATAGCACTTATACGCTTCAAATGCTCTATTACGCACAGCCGTACTTTATGAGCGATTCAAACCCTAGTAACGTGTTCTTAGTTAATTTCCCAGATGCTTTACTGTACGCTGCTTTAGGCGAGGCAGAGCCGTATCTGATGAATGATGCAAGACTGCAAACTTGGGCTAGTTTGTATGATCGTGCGATAACATCTATAACAATATCCGACCAGAGTAGTGAATACAGTGGTCAGCCAATGTCAATGTCTTATAACGTGAGGTAAATTATGGCAGAAATGTCGACATATCTGGAAAATGCTCTAATTAACGCTACCTTGCGTAATACGAGCTACACAAGTCCTGCTACTGTTTATGTAGGTCTATACACATCTGATCCTACTGATGCTAATACTGGCACTGAAGTATCTGGTGGTTCCTATACACGCACTGCAGTAACGATGGGTTCTCCTACTGATGGAGTATCTACTAACAGCGCAGCAGTTGAGTTTCCACAGGCTTCTGGCTCATGGGGTACTGTTGGTTGGATCGGTATTCTCGATGCTTCATCTAGCGGTAACTTGCTGTATCACACAGCCTTAGACACATCCAAGACAATTTCTTCTGGTGATATCTTTAAGATAGCAATTGGTGGACTCAGCGTAACTCTTGCGTAAGGAGTAGATGATGGCACTAGTTGTCGCAGATCGTGTTAAGGAAACATCTACTACTGCTGGCACTGGTACGCTAACGCTTGCTGGTGCTGTTGATGGGTTTCAGTCTTTTGCTGTAATTGGTAACGGTAATACTACCTACTATTCTATTGTTGATAGCACTTCTAACACATGGGAAGTAGGTATTGGTACGTACACTTCTTCAGGTACTACGTTAGCCCGTACTACGGTATTAGCTAATAGTTCTGGCACTACTTCTCCTATATCGTTTGCAAGCAATAGCAAGGACGTATTTGCTACGTATCCTGCTGGCAAGTCTGTTCATGAGGACGCTGATAATACGGCTTACGCAGAGCAGTTAGGAGCATCTAACGGTATCGTAATTAACAAGCAAACTGTAGCTACAAGTTTCTCTATTCCTAGTGGATATTCAGCTATGAGTGCTGGCCCTATTACGATCAATAGTGGCATAAGCGTTACCGTTCCTAGTGGCTCGAAGTGGGTGGTGTTCTAGATGTTTGGAATATCTGCTTATTCGCAGACTCCGTATTCTTCTCTAGCAGGTGGTGCAGGAATACTGTTCGGCAATGCTAGTGTTAATGTCTATGCGACAGTTACAGCGAATGGCGGTAAGTTATTTTATGGCACTGGTGACATATCTTGCTTGGCTACAGTCAGTGCTACAGGCATAAGGATATTAAGCGGTACAGGCGCAATAATTGGCACAGCTACAGTAACAGCTAACGGTGGCCTAGTAATTAACGCTGCTGCTTCTGTAAATGGTACGGCTACGGTAACTGCACAAGCTACTAGAGTTCTATTCTTTACGGGTGACGTAGAGTGTGATGCGACTGTTACTGCTGACGGAATACGAATAAGAGTAGGTATAGCGTCTATTGATGGCACTGCTGACGTTACTGCTAACGGTGGTGTTGAATACGAAGGTAACGCTTCTGTAGAGGCTATAGCAGATGTAGCTTGCTTGGCAATAGCTGTATGGAACGCTGTTGCTGATATTGATGTGAGTGCTGACGTAACTGCTGACGGTCAGGTAATTGGTGACGAGTGGGATAACGTAGTAGAGCAAACAAATACTTGGACTATCGTTCCTGAAGGCGAGAACACATGGACGGTAGTAGCTTCACAATCTGATACTTGGACAAGGCAATAAAGATGGCTAAACAACGCATATTATTCGGTGAATGGCTACCAGATCAGCCTGGCGTTACAGGTGCTTTGACAGACGCAGTTAATTGTTATCCAGTTACTAATGGTTATGCGCCAATACTGACAGAAGAAGAATATTCTGATGCTGCTGATGCTGATTTATTGACTTGTTTTGCAGGTAAAACTGCTGGAACGGTATCACTTTTTGGTGCTTCTAGCTCTAATTTGTACAAGTTTGAGGCTGGTACTCGTGCAATGAACCCATTAACCACTGCTGGATATGGAACTGTTGAGTATTGGGATGTAGTTCAGTACGGTGAAAAGATGATTATGGCTAATGGTGACAGCAAATTGCAGTCATTCACGCTTAATTCATCGACTTATGCAGGAGATTTGTCTGCTGATGCTCCTGAAGCTAAGTATGTGACGGTAGTTAAGGACTTTGTAGTCGCTGCTAACGTAACTGGCGAAGAAAATAAGGTCTATTGGTCTGATATTAACGATGAAACAGATTGGACTCCTGGTCTTGCTAGTCAATCAGACTTCCAAGTAATGCCTGATGGCGGTGATATTACTGGTTTAGCTGGTGGTGAGTTCGGATTAGTGTTTATGGAACGTGCAATCTACCGTATGACGTATGCAGGTAGCCCGTATTTTTTCCAGTTTGACGCAATTAACCGTACTCTTGGCTGTATTTCTGCCGGATCAATCATTAACTTTGCAGGATTAACGTATTTCCTAGCAGATGATGGTTTTTATGTGTGCGATGGTCAGACAACTAAGGGTATCGGCACAGAAAAGATTGATCGCTGGTTCTTTGATAATGCAAACTTAGCAAGTGTTAAGACAGGAATGTCATCTGCTGTAGATACAGAGAAAAGACTGATTGTTTGGTTATTCCCTGCTCAGAATGGTGACAATTTACTGCTGATTTATAACATCTCGTTAAACAAGTGGTCGTATGCTGAGACTACTGCTGATAGCGTATCGTTTGCTCTAACTCCATCGGTAACTTTGGAAGGATTAGACGCATTTAGCACAAGCATAGATGCTTTAGGTATCTCGTTAGATGATCGTCAGTGGGTTGGTGGACTACTCTTACTGAGTGCCACTAGAGGCCCTAATATCGTCACCTTTAGTGGTCAATACAAACAGGCTGCATTAACGTCAGGTGATATAGATGTAGGTCATTCAGTCATTACTTTAGCTAGACCTATTGTGGACGTTGGTAGCGGCTCTGTACAGGTCGCAAGTCGTGAGCTGTTAAGTAATGCCATCACATTCGGAGATGCGTCTGTAGCCAATTCTGAGGGTCGCTGTGGGCTACGTTCAGCAGGTAGGTATCACAGGGTTAAAACTAATCCTAGTGGCAACTGGAGAACTGCTGTATCGGTTGAAATTGATATAGAAGGTCAGGGTACTCGATGACTAGAACTGTTCAATTCCAAACATTACCGCCTTTCGGTGGAGATCAGCGTCAGGTTGCTGAGGTTGTTCGTGGGATTATGGACGGTAAGACGAATAATACTGGCAAGGTAACTTTAGCTACTGGTAACGCAACGACTACGACTATATACGATAGCCGTATAGGTAACGAGAGTCTTATATTCTTTGTGCCAGTAACGGATGCTGCTGAGGCTGATTCTGCTCCTTACGGTGCGTTTCAGGATACGACAGACCAGACTGCGGCTAATACGACTACAGCTTATGCAGTAACGCTAAATACAACGGATTACTCTAACGGAGTGTATCTATCAAATAGCTCTAGGATGAATGTCAGGAATTATGGCGTTTATAACATTCAGTTTTCTATTCAGTTTAAGAATACTACCAATGATGCACAAGATGTGGATATTTGGTTTAGGAAGAACGGAACTGATGTAGACGGTTCAAATAGTCGATTTAGTTTACCTGCTCGTAAAAGCACTGGTGATCCGAGTCATTTGATAGCAGCACTTAATTTCTTTTTGGAATTGCAAGCGAGTGATTATGTTGAGATAATGTGGCGTGTTTCTGATGTTGGTGTATCTATTGAGCATTATGGTACTAGCACGAGTCCTACAAGACCGTCTGTACCTAGCGTTATAGCGACAATGCAATACATAGCTCCATCAGCTACAAGTAACATCTACGTTTCTTCACAAACTCAAGGGAGTGCTACTTTGACACATTGGTCTAATAACACAGCAGACAAGACATACGGCTACATAGTGGTGGGCTAATGGAATTTAGACATATTCCAGTAGCAGATATTAGAAAGTGGTGGGCTTCTATAAAGGCTCCACTGGATCAGATCAAAGGGTATAGCCCAGAGGATTGGATAGTAGAAGATGTCTATGCAGATTTAATATCTAATAGATCACTTCTATGGGTAGTTTTGAAGGAGCAGAGGTTCGGTGGTTTCTTCATATTACAGCCATCTGGACTACATCTACACGTTTGGGCGGCTTGGACGTTAGAAAATGATTATCAAATGGTTGAAG